GAGTAACTTGGACGAATATTACCGCTGCAGATGACGTCCTGAGGGCCGGCACGCGGGTTGAATTTGCCATCGGGGCCCAGGACACCATGACGGCTACTGTAGAGCGTAATACGGGCGTTTATGGGGGTACTGGTATTGACAGTATCCTGTATGCTGAGATTGGTGGTGTTGAGTTACAGTTAACGGGGGCTGAGGTGTTGAATTAATGGCCACATATAATAGTTTAGGGCAGGCTTTAGATGAAATTGTAAAAGAACTTACCACTAAGGCACAAAAACTTAAAACAGCTGGGTTTTCAGTATCTGGAACAACAGGCATAGGCACAGCTTCATTAGACCTAGATTATAAGGATACTTCTAATTTTAAAACTAAATTACAGCAAGCTTTAATAGCCACATTGACTGAGGTTTCTGATGATTTAAAAGGTAAATTAGACGCTAGTATTGTTAGTTACAATTTAGTAGAGACAGGGAATCTTAAGAATTCTTTAATTATTGATACCAGCGATAATTCTATTAAGATTTCTTATGATGCTCCTTATGCCGCTTTAATGCATTATGGAGGGTACATTATTCCATATGGTAATCCTAATACGCAACCAGTATATATTGCACCACGACCTTGGATTGAAGTAGTTTTAGCTGTGTATGATTTAAGTGAGATTTTTTATCGTAACTTCGATTATTAACCACTTAGGTAATCTATTACACTGCTTTTTACATATATGGCTAGCTTACCTTTTGTTGTTCAACCTAAACTACAGCCTATTATTGAACGCATTGGGGATGATGAATCTGGTATTATTGAAATAGAGCGTAAGGGGTTTCTCAGCATTGCAGAAAAAACTTTTCTTCAGCAGGGAGCTGGTAATGACCAAGTAGCCAGTCATTTGCTTAATATTATCCGTAAAGTATCAGTAGAGTTAAAAATATCAGCCGATAGAGCCCATGATGTTATTATGGATATTTTGGCTAATCGCCCCAGTAAAGATAAATATTATGGTCGAATTTCAGAGGAATATGCTGAGTCTTTAGCTGAAGTTACTCAATTAGCTATGCAGGCTGAAGGAAAAAAAGAGTATCTTAAGGCTATATGTATGATTATACATCGAATTAATTCTGATTTTAATGTGGCTGACGTTTCAGATATTCACCCGACACTTATCAGCGCTCTTGCTCAATTATGCGATGATGAAGAAAATAAAAGTATTGAGCGTCTAGTTGCATCTAAGGCTTCCTCAGAATTTGCTAAAGATGAAAAGCCTTTGGCTACCTTAGAAAAAAAGTAACGGAGGGTGATGACGCCTTTGACTTCCAAGCGTATTACTGGGAATTAAAGCGTTTTTACCCTGGAGACACAGAATTTACACTAGAAGTGTATCCTACGTTACCATTTGAGTATGTAATTGAAGCATACGCAAACTTTGCTCGCATTAAATTAATGGAATTACATGCATACGAGCGACCTATTTCTATGCTTGCGCAGCTAACTGCTAGCATGAATATAGATAAAAAGAAACAAAAACGGCCAACTATTGAGCAATTTTATTTATATCAACCTATTGAAACTAAGAATTTACCTGAGGCTAGGTATGGAGCAGCAGTTAAAGAGCTTATTAAGCAGAATATTTTCCCAGCTTGGGGGCTATTTTGTTATAAAGATCTGGTGTACAGGGCTGGTTCTGTTGCCCCTGAGTTGTTGTGTTTTATGTCAGATACGGCAATTTTAATCGCCCCAACTAAAACACCCACCGGCTACAAAGGATTATTAATTGCTTTAGAAGAAGCTAGTGGTGAAACTTTAGAGATGAAGTCTCCTTGTGGTCAAACAGTTAATTTAACTATTCCTTATATACCCACTAAGGTGGTGGCTAAAGAGGATGTGACCCTTCAACTTGTTATGTAATTAGAGATATAATCTAACCAGAGAGTGTCATCTAAAGATTCGGCCTCCAGAACTTCCCCTGTACGCAGCCAATGCTTGATTTTTAACTCCTTGGAGAAGGAGTAGAAAGGCTGCATGCGGTACCAAGCTAACCAGTGGTGGGAGCCTTTGTGGTGGTTACAATCTCGACAAGCAGGGATGCAATTACTAGTGCGATCTTCTCCACCACGCATACGGGGTTTAACATGATCTATCGTTAGAGATTTATTATCAATTGGTGGCTTACCGCAGTAAGCGCAACAATTTTTCCAGGCAGCTTTTATGGCAGCTCGCCATTGCCTTTTAGCTTCTGAGGAAGTCATGGCTTGTAAATCAAAGAGTAATTGATCAGCCGTCTCAGGGATCGGCTTCAGATAGGAACTCATTGATTTACGACTGTTACACCTCCGTTGCTCAGTTTGTGTTTACACAAATTAAGCGAACGTAAGTGCATAAAACCTCCAAGGTTTTCTAGTTATAGTATACCTGATAGGCACCCTAGTTAGGTACAAAATAGCTGAAAAATGGCTCAAACTTTAGCCTCTAGCCCTGAAGTGATTTATACCACATTAACTAATGATGCTACTTTTATGGCTGAAGTTGGTACTTATACTTTTAAATCAGGTGGTACTGCCCCCAGTATTAGTATTGTCACTCCGGGCTCTGACTTGCCGGCAGTATCTAAACAGACTGGTTTAGAGGTAGTTATTCATGACATCGGGGATATGACCACTAAGAAATATCTTACAAATGCCCCTGATATTACATATTTATGGAAAGTATTTTTAATCGTATGGGAGCCGGCTACCGGAGCCGATGTGACTGCGGCTATTACGCGAATGGGTGAACTATTTCCTCTAGCATCATCTGTAGATGTTTTTGCTACTGGTACTAATTTAGGCGTGGCTTTTCAAACGCAAGTGCGTATACCTAGTGACTGCCCAATTTTGGGGTAATTTGTAGGATACCAAATTTAATTGGCAAACTAGGATAGTAGGTAGGGGCCTACCCTGCCGAATTCCTTGTCGTTTCGTACTAGGGCTTCTACCTAGCTAACAAATCCGATGGCAAATTTTAGTTCTGCTTTTGGCTATACCACCTATATTGTGCCGTTAGCCTCTTCTTCTGTTGATACTACCTTCACTGGTGTGACTGGTGGCGTGGGTGCTGGTGCTACCTATTTCGTCAACACCACTGCTCTGGTCCCTGCTAACGAGAAGATCACCTACGCTAGTGGTGTGTTCTCCTTAGGTGCTACGCCTGCTGCAGAGCCTACTGATGGCACTATGAAGCCGGTGAAGCTGCTTGGTCTGACTAATGCTTCTCTGGAGACGGATACCGACTCCGAGGACGTGGTGACCTATGACGACACCAGCTTAGGTTTCGCCCAGTCGATTGCTACTGGTAAGAGCTGGACTGTTGGTTTAGCCGGTGTGGCTGACTTCAAAGACGCTGGTTATCAGATCGTTCGTCTGGTGGAGCAGAACACTGTGGCCGACAGCCTGCGGGTTAAGTTCGCCCGTGTTGGCCCTACGGGCACCGTTGAAACGGTGTACGGCTATGGTACCCTCAGCGGCTACTCGGAAAGTATCGAGGCCGGCTCTATCGTGTCCTGGGAGATGGAACTGGTGGGTTATGGTCCGTATCGCGTTGAACTGGACGAGAACACTGGCACCTGATAATAACTAACAATTAAATAACTAGGCCCCCGTAATTGGGGGCTTTTTAGTGGTATCCTAAATAAGCGGATTCTCTTTTAGATGGCTCAAGATATTCTATTTAACGTAAAAGTTAACAAGGATACTGCTTTAGCCGATTGGGAGTACCTATTTGATCAGGTAGCTAAAGGTGTTGATGACGCTAAAGATGAAATTAACAGACTATTAGGTGGTACTATAGAAACTGTTGTTGAACTTAAGCTTAATCCGCGTACTGGGGAGTTAGAAACAAGGACCAAAGTTTTACGGAGTGAGTTTGATAAAATTGAAAAACAAAGGAACAAGATTCTTAAGACAGAACAGGGCTCTTTAACTAATCTTAGGCAATCTGTAAATACCCTTAAGCAACAGAGAGATGCTATTGCTAAATATGAATTACGTTTGGCTGCAAGTGGTAAACAAGTAC